TGAGACACCTTATAAACCAAAGGATTTTCCTCAGGACCAATCTGAGAACGACCATAATAATCATGGGTCAACGTATCCAATTTAGACGCATCTTCATTAATACAGCTACCATAACGAAGAAGATCAAGCAGCTTCAAAGATCCATACCAAAGAGGAAGACCAACATCATCAAGAGCAGGAACGCGATTATTCTCAGAATCAATAACCATGTTATTCAAATGACCACTAATCTCAGCCAAAGAAGTATAAGGAACCTTAGTCAACATAGGAGTATTCGCAGTCTGAGACTGAGCAGAGGTAGCATAATCAGTCATCTGAGTAAAGGCCTGAGGCAAAGCACGATTCAGAAGACGCAAAGGAACAGCATAAAAGTCATAATACTCTTTAATACGAGTATAAGCAGCAGAATCTACAGGAACGGTACGGGTAAACCAATCTGCAGAAATACGATACTTGTTACCGGGAATGGCTATCTGCCAATAAACAGGAAGAATCTCACCAACCTTAGAAGTAAACAGCTTTTTACTAGAAAGGTCAAAAGATGATCGATGCATGGGAATCCGAGCACGATCAAGAGGATTAAAATTACTCATAACAATCAATAATTAAATTAGACCATACGATTAAATATATCATTCGCATCATTAAGACGCTTATGTTTTATCATATCAGCACACTGAGAACTAGAACGAAGACGCAATTGATTTATCAAATCAATATTCATATCACGAATAACCTGTTCACAGTCCTCTTCCGATCCATTATCAGGCATAGAGAACATATAATGAGAAATCTCAGGATTATCAGCCTGGAGAGAAAGAGACTGAATCAGATTAGTATATTCCAATCTTGACTGAATTTCAAGACCTGTACGCAATATAAATCGAATACGACCTATATAAGGATCCAAAGAAGCTCCAAAATCAGGAAGGTGCCAATTCCGGAAGAACTTAGTGACCTGAAGGAAAAGCTTATAAAGCTTAGATAAGAAACGTTCAGGATCCACACCAAAAGCAGGTCGACAGGTACTAGACAAACAACGACATTCGTCAAGAAGAATCCGGTCCTCATTCAAGAGGACAGGATTAAGACGTAAATAAGTTACATAAGCCCGAGCAATAGACAAAACTGAATCAGGATTATAATCAATCAAACCTAGACGAGCTAGCCTTTTTGGGACCGAATGCACAGCGCTAAGAACTCCAACACGCGCAGCAATATCGTCATAGCTAACAGACGTGAAGACGGGTAATAAGGAAGAGATATACGACATGGGGGAAGTGGATTTAACACACACGCCATTGAAGTCGTAGCATCTTCCATTAATGCAGCTATCGAGTTTCCTCTCAATTTGCGCATAAGGGTCTTCATCTTCAACGTAAGTTTCGCCCTTTTCAAAAAATCCAAGGGACGCTCTCGAGTAGGGTCTAAACGCGCGGCATGCCTTATATAAAGTGGGAGCATTATACAAGCTATTAATATAACCCGCAACGTACGATGCAGATCCACCTCGGGAAGCCTGGCAATCTGAACGACCGAACGTCCAACTCTTATTGTGACATTGTCGTAAAACTTCTGTGATCTCGTCCGAGTTGAAGAATAATAAGATATGGAAATGCGGGCGGAAGTGGACGGGTCCGTACTCACCCACAGCGTAGAAAGATATTTTTTCATTGGTATAACGGGATAAATGTCTGCGTAAACGTTTAATATAATTCTGAACATCAACATAGTTCAAGAAAGGAATAAGATTACCATCTCCATATTGAAGAGAAGTAGAACCATCTTTACCATAAGATTCACCTGCATGAGATTTAGAAATAAATGAACGAATCGCAGGCATGGAAAGAAACCAATTATCAGAGACCGGAACATATTCCTTAATTTCACGATCAAAAGGAACCGTACCTTGAACCTGATTAAAAAATATATGTTTAAGAAGACGGTCATTATCCTTAAAATCAGAAACAGGAATATACTCATGAAATTCATCAGAGAAAACAGCAGTGCCATCTTCATTCAAAACAGTTTCACACTCAGATTTTAAAACAGTACAGTAGAAAAGAGGAATATGTTCATTATCATAAGTCAATGTAACAAACCAACAATGCTTAAAAGCAGATCCAGCAGTCTTAACACGCATAGAAGATTTCTGAGCACGTTTATGAATACAATAATCACATTGGCCGCAATCAACAGCAATACGTCTACCAGTATACTTATTCGTAATATAAGTACGATGCTGACAACGATCAACAACTTTTAATAAATCACCTGTATATCCCATATTATTTACGATGATCAATCACTTGGCGTCTGTTACAGAAACCAAATGAAACATGAATAAATGTAGAATAAATTATCAACTGATCAAATGGACTATTATCACGGATAAAAGACAAAAGATCAGAAAAACTAGTAGAACCATAAGGTTTAAGATCAATAGCCTCACCAACAAGATGCTGAGACCTAGGAGAACCTCCACATTCATTATTCTGTTTCTCAGTACGAAAAGCACTAGTAACAGTAAAATGATAGTTACGGCAAAGGAGGTCGTCTACAAAATTCATAAGATTAACATTCATTCTCATAAACCAAGAGAATTAACAATGTAACCAAGAGCAGCACCAATAGCACCGATGATTATCTTCCAAATATTATTCTTTGTCGTCATGATCACGAGTTTTAATTTCAACAAAATCATTTTCCTCACGAATTGAATCGATCAAAACAATAAGACCAAGAGATGCAATATTCTCAGAATAGATACCAAGACCTTCAAGAGAATTAACAACATACGGAGGAATAACATCACGTCCTGTGAGCTTCTCCTTAACTGAAATAATGAACTTTTGCATAATGATAAATTTTTAATGTGATTTCTACGAGTACAAAGGAAGAGAATATTTTTCAGAAAACAAAATTTTTGAGGGGAATTTTTCTACCGTTCTGTGTGAGTTCTACGGTTATGGACAAGATAAGATGAATTCAAGATGATAACTTGAATTTCCTTACGGATAGAACTAGGGGCTTCGCATGATTAAAAAGTGGACGTTTTCAGAGGTGTATAGACGCGGCAGGCAGCCGTAGGCGCTGGTTGGGGCCTGCCTTTGCGCACCTACGTGCTAAAGTACCGGAGCAGAGCTCCTATAAGGTAGTCGCTTCGCTCCGTTTTTCGATCAGGGCCTACGCGGCCGGCGGGGGTATATCGCTCCAAAGCCGCGATGGGCTTTTAGTCCTGAAGGCGAATAGTCCTAATAACATAAGTATAATCAAAAGGAACAGGAGTACCACCATTAACATGAGCTTCCTCAAGACTGGAGATGAAAATGTAACACAATTGAAGAGATTCAAACTCAGCAGAATAAATAACTTTACGACCAATTTTAACACGTAATTCGTACATAATGATAATTTTTAATAGGTTAATAACTTGTTGTTTTCTGTATTACAAAGATAATAAAATAGTTTGGTAACTTTGCATAGTTGGAGTTAAAGAGTGTAAATAATATGTTAACAAATGTTGTAAAAAAATTTCCCCCGGCTTCGCCGGGGGAAGAGAATAGCTACGCGCCTCACGGCGAATAACTACATATCAGGTGACCTATTAAAAACCTATTTTACAAGCTGATGAATCTTGGGCATAAAGGCACCAATAACATTACCAGCACCAGAAGCGGCAGAATTCAAAATACCAGCAGCATCACGCCAATACTGAGTACGAGCCTGTTTACGAGTAAGCTCAGCACCATACTTCTTTAATTCAATACCAGCTTTCTTATCAGAATATTCAAGTTCCTTACGGATATTCAAATTCTGTTGATCATGCTTAGCATCATAATATTGAAGTGTATAAGCAGCATTACTAGCACGAATCAAAGATTCAGCCGTTTCACCAGCAACTTTGTTAGAAATTTTCTGTCCTGCAGCTTGAGCTCCAACAAGAACAGCTTTCTGCATCTCAGTCTGAATCTGTTTTTCAGTAAGAGCACCATTAATCTGAAGATTAACAAGTGTCTGAGCTTTAATAAACAAATCAGCCTGCTGTTGCTGATCCATATATTTATTCAAAGTCCGTTGGGCATCAGAATTCAAGAGGATCTGTGTTTCTTGAGCAGCAGATATACGTTCAGCAAATTGCATATTCTTGAGTTCCTGCGCCTCTATAGACTGATCCAAAGCAGCAGAACGACGACCAGCATCAGCAGTCCAATAACCGGAATTACCAATACCAAGGTTTTTCCAATCAGTATGACTACGATAATAATCCCTAAGAAGAGGAGTAACCGTATCAGTCTGATCAGCCATAGCTCTACTATATTTAGCACTAGCATCCGAAGCCTTAGCAGAAGCCAATGTAGCCAAAGACTGGAATACACCAGAGAAATTAGGCTTAAACGCTTGAGCCGAAGGAGCTGGGGAAGCAGAAGCAGCAGAACCTCCGGAAGCAGGAGCAGATGAACCACGAGAAGCAGCAGAACCTTCGAGAAAAGGATTCAAACCACGTTCAAGCATAGCTTCGGGAGAATTATACTCATTATTCTTATTCCACATACTCTCTTGCCAATCACGCTGCATCTGAGCCTGTTCAGCATTAAACGCATTTTGTTCACGCATCATACGCTGGTTAACCTTATTCTGATGATTGGTCTGGACCATACCAACCACATTATCAGTCAGATTACCAACAGTAGAAGCAATAGCATCAAACAATCCCATTATTGAGCATCAGCACTTGCGGACGCTGCAGGAGCGGGCGATGCTGTTTCCTCTGCGATTAAAGCCTTAGCATACTCAGACAACTGAGAATGCTCAGAAGCCAACTTAGACAAAACAGCCTGACGTTCAGACATAGTCTGACAATGACGAGAAATGACACATTCAAAGCGCTGTTCGTCTGTCATATTATCCATAGCAGTAGTAGGGGTCGGATGCATCTGAGAAAGAATCTCATTTAAATTCATATCACCAAGCAAACGACGATACTTCTCCTGATTCAAAAGAATCTGAGTAGTATCACACAACATAACATTACCATCACAATCCTTATCATAAAGGACCTCATCCAATACAGAAGGAGAGTAAACAGGGTTCCCTTCAACAGGAACAGGTTTATAAGTATCCTTAATAACCTCTTTTTCAATAATAAAAGCATTAGACATAATCAATCAATTAAAAAGGTAAACCATTACGATCCAAATTCTGAGTAGCATAAACTTGGAAATTCACATTACACAACAACTGGTCAAATGCAGTACTACAATTAGACTGAGAAACCTGAGGCTGGAATATAGGATTCATTTGCTGAGGACGAACTTTGAATGACTGATAAGAGAAACCTTCACCTCCAAGCAAAGAATAACCAGTAACAGGAGCAGCCCAAACCTGATAGGACATACCGGGACGGAAACCACAATGCACAGTATCAATATCAGACTTCCAAGGCCAATAACGAAGACCATAACCAAAAGCAAGATTAGTATTAGACTTATTCAAATTAAAGTCATTTTCCAAAGCAAGGAAAGGAACAGGCTGCATACCAAGCTGGTCAAATGCAGGTTGCGGGAAATCAGTAATAGAAGTAACAGTCAACTGAGGATGCTGTCCGGTCAAAGCCCAATCAAGCAAAGGAACAGCATGATAAACACAGATAATGACACAATGCTCAGCACCACAATCATAAGTAATCGTATGACCAGAGTTACTGCCAACACCTTTACCGGCTACAGAAGCATAAGACGGATTTTCAGCAAGGTTAGTATTTACTACTTCATTGATATTGATCACGGAAGACCAACCTCCAATATAATGAGAATGGTTACCCATGTATTCAGGAGCTTTAATACCAAACTGGGCAGCCATCTGATCACT